AATTGTCCGCACAACGGGCAACGCAGGACGCCCAAATTGCATTGATGGCAGAGGGGGCGGAAAAGCAACGGGAACAATTGCGGGTTGAGTATGAAAGGCAAATACAGGACATTAACACCCGGTTAGAAACCGAGCGGGGATTAACTGAAACGCAAGTTGCCGAATTGCTTAACCAACAATTACTTTTGCAACAACAATACGCAAAGAGTTTGGGCGAATTGAACGACCAAATTACAATCGACCAAATGCAAGCCGCCGCCGACCGGACGCAATTACAATTAGACGCCGCCCGTGAGGGTTCACAGGAGGAAATAAATTTGCGTATTCAGTTGTTACAGCAACAACGGGCAATCGAATTGGCGCAAAACAGGCAATTAGCCGAGGACGTGCGCCAATCGGAGGCGGATATTAACGCCAAATACGATGCCGAGGTATTGAAGCAAACGACCGAGTTAAACCAACAACGGGCGTTAATGCTATTCGACCAAACACAAGCGTTGGAGGCGTCCGAGTTTGATTTAATCCGCAATTCCGAGGAACGCAAAACCCGGTTCCGGTTGGCGCAAGAAAAGGCACGGTTGCAAAAGATTTTAGAGTTGAACAAAGCCGCCGGGGTTAAAATGACGGACGCCGAGGTTAAGACAATCGAAAATACCATTGCGAAAATCGACCAAGAAATTGAGAAAAGCAAAGGCGACGAACGGGGTAACGATATATACGGATTGTTCGGGCTGAATTTGGACGACGACCAAAAGGAGGCAATAAGTACGTCCGTTTCCTTTGCCATTGAGCAATTAAATAGTTTTTTGGATGCAAAGGTACAAGCCGCCGACGCCGCCGTTTCCGCCGCCGACAAAGAGGTTGACGCAAGCCAACGCCGATTAGATGCGGAATTAGAGGCACGGGCGAACGGTTACGCCAATAACGTTGCAATGGCTCAAAAGGAATTGGACGTTGCGAAAAAGAACCAAGAAAAAGCCCTAAAGGAGCAACAAAAGGCACAGAAAGCACAGGCGGCAATACAAACGATACAACAAATTGGAAACCTTGTAACGGCGTCCGCTTTGATTTGGTCGCAATTGGGGTTCCCGTTTGCAATCCCGGCAATTGCTATAATGTGGGGTTCCTTTGCCGCCGCCAAAATCAAAGCCGCCCAATTATCCAAATCAGCCAACGCCGGGGGTTCGGAAAGTTACGGCGATGGTACGGTTGAATTGTTGGCGGGCGGTTCCCACCAATCCGGGGACGACGTGGATTTAGGAACCAAACCGGATGGAACCCGGAGGCGTGCCGAGGGCGGGGAATTTTTCGCCGTTATCAATAAACGTAATTCCCGCCGTTTCCGTCGTTTAATCCCGGACGTAATAAATAGTTTGAACCGGGGAACATTCCCCCAAAAGTACCTTAATGCCTACAATACCGACGGCATTAATGTAACGGTTCAACAAAATAACGCACCGGATTTGCGGGATTTAAAAGACGATGTAAGGGAGATTAAGGAACAAAACCGCCGCCGTCGTTACGTCGATGGCAACGGCAATGTTATTGAGGTTTACAAGAATTTGACACGTAAAATTAAAAATTGATATGAACCCGATTTATAGACATTCATTTGTAAATGCGTTTTTAGCGAACGGGGCGATAAGTAACACAACCGGGAACATAAACGGGAATAATACAAATTTCTATTATACCCGTACTTTTGTCCCGGTTAGTAACGTGTACCCCCGCAAATTGTTTCAGAATTACACGCCGCAAGCCGGGGGCGCATTTTACGACAGCAATAAAAAGATTATCGGCGGTTGGGGGAGCGACCCGACCGCCACAAATACGGAATTTGACATACCGAGCAACGCCGCATATATCCGGTTTAATGTGCATAAATTACAATACGCAAACGGGACGGCATGGTTGAGATTGGGAACGTTGGACGCCCCGAACGTCTTACAAGGTCAAACCGTGCATCCGATTTATAAGGACGATTTGGCAAAGGAGTACGAATTAGAAACCAACCAACGGTTTTATCGTGCCAAATTATCCGGCAAAATTACCTTTGTCCGGGATGATTACGACTATATAAACCGTCAATCGTTCGACAATGAATTTTTGTATTGCATTGAAAAGAGCGACGACGGCGGGCGTACATGGTTCCAATACTTTCAAGGCAAGTTTATGAAAACCGATTGTACGTTTACGGATTACGATAAAAAGGTTGTTGTACAACCGGACGCAATCGACGATTATAACGACGTGTTGGCGGGATTGGAAAAGGAATACAATTTAATAACGTTAGCCCCGACAATCCAACGGATAACGATAAACAAGCGTCCATTAATTCAAATATACGTTCCGGGGGATAGTGTTGTTTCTTGTTTTTTGGGCGGTACGAATTGGGAACAAGACGCAAACGCCACGACCGACCAAAACGCATTAGTACAAACCTATCATTTTGCTTTGTGCAATATATTGAAAGAAATACAAATTACGTCCAACGGTTCCCCGGCGGTAATATCCGGGCTTTATACCGGACGAATGGCAACGGGTGCAAGTGCGGACGCATTCGAGGGGAAATTATACCCGGAATTGAATGTTAATTATTATATCTATATTTCACAACAACGAATTGACGGCGTGCCGTTTGGGGTTGCATTGGTTGAGATACGCCGACGTTCGGACGACGTGGCAATGTTCCGTTATCAAAAGGTTACAACGTCCCCGTTTGATACGTTGGAGTTTGATTTAACCGCCGTCGAGGGTTCCGGGGCAACCGGAACAATGCACGCCGATATGAAAAGTTATAATATATACGCCCGGTATTTGTGCGACGTGGAGAAAATCGACGACCTTAATACATATCCATTGCCCGCCGATGATATAGTTGATAATAACCGTAATTATAGGCGTGCGATTGGTTACGCAATCGACGTGGCGTTTATTTCAAACAACTTTTCAGACACCCCGACCGAGTGGGGATTAGCAGACAACGGAAAGTATTTTGCGCCGCCTTATTCCATATACAGACAAACGTTTTATCCAATTGCCCGGTCAACGTGGCGTTATGCGTCGTTGTGGTTTGGTTTTTATTTGATGGATTGGTTGTTAGAGGAAAAAGCGAGGAAAGAATATACTTTGCGGGATGCGTTCCCGGTTGCTTCTTGTATATCTGTTTTGCTTAATCAGATTGCGCCCGGTATAACCCACGCAGCCACGGCGGAATATAGCCAATTTTTATACGGCGGAAACAATCCAATATCCGGGTTGAATTTCCGTTTGCTTGTATCGCAGAAAACCAATATTATAAACGGGGAATATCAGCAACCCGCACAAAAAGCCCCGACGACCTTACAACAATTTACCAATATGTTACGGGATTGTTTCAAATGCTATTGGTTTATTGAGGACGGCAAATTTAAAATTGAGCATATCCAATATTTCCGCAATGGCGGTTCCTATTCCGGCGGGGTTGTATTGAGCCACGATTTGACAAAGGAATTGAATTTACGCAACGGGAAACCGTGGGCGTTCAACACGTCGGAATATTCGTTTGATAAGGTTGATTTGCCGGAACGTTACCAATTTAAGTGGATGGACGACGTTACGGCGGCGTTTGAGGGTTTGCCGATACAGGTAATTAGCAAGTATGTAACGCCCGGAAAGGTTGAGGACGTAAACGTTTCTAATTTCACGTCGGATATTGATTTGATGTTGTTAAACCCCGGCAACATGAGTTCCGACGGGTTCGCCTTGTTTGCCGCCGTTCCGCCAACGTCCGGGTCGCAATGGATATTACCGTTTACACGTCAAACCGTCAACGGGGTTGAATACTTTTTGCAAAACGGATATTTAGCGTTTATTAATTTGCAATCGCCCTATTGGTTGTATGATTTACCCGCCCGTAGGGTATCAATAAACGGTTCCGAAACATACGCATACGGGATTGAGAGAAAGAAGAAACAAACGTTTAGTTTTCCGGCGAATGACGACCCAAACCCGATGCAGCTAATAAAAACGTATATCGGTAACGGTCAAGTTGATAAATTAAGCGTAAATTTGTGCAGTCGTTCAATTAAAACAACTTTGAAGTATGACACCGAATAATAATTTGTCCGTATTGCCGTTTTACGAGGGCGTGCAATACCAAGATTATAAAAAATCGTATGCGTATGGCGACGTTTACCCGTTGTTTACGCCTATCAATAAACTATTGCCGTTTCAAATCATACGCCCGACCCGTTCAAATAACATTGTATCGGTTCGGTTGTATGATTATAAATTTACCCGGATGTTAGCGGACATAACAACGCCGATGTTGGAAACCGGATTGCAGATTGTCCGGTTTGCAAATTATGGTTATGATGTTATTGTTTACCCCGGTTTATTGCCGATGGCTTTAGATTTCCCGGAGGGGCGTTATATGATTGGAATTAACGACGGCGTACAATGGTATTATTCCGATGTATTTACGTGGATTTCCGGCGGAATGGACGGTTATTTGTGCGTTGAATGGAGCGACGCCGCCAATATGGAGGTTGACGGCGGACAAATCGTTTACGAGGGCGTGCAATTTAAAAACCGGGTTTACGTATGTTCGGAGTTGGGAAAGCCGGAATACAAGTTTGAGGAAGAGGGCGAAGAGCGGGACGGGTATTTTTTCCCGGAAAAACAAATATCGGAAAAAACGTTTCGGTTTATCTTTTTAGCCCCCGAATACCTTTGCGACGTAATGCGGTTAATCCGTATGAGTGATTTTGTAACGGTATATAGTCAAGGCAGGAAATACGATTGCGACACGTTTTTAATTACCCCCAAATGGCAAACGCAGGGCAATTTAGCATCCGTTGAATGTGAATTTGAATGCGCAACCGTGGTTAAGAAAATCGGACGGGGCGTTATACCAACGACCGGGGGCGATTACAACAAAGACTTTAATAATGATTTCAATAACAATGATGTTAGTTAATTTTTGAAACAATGGGAAATTACGAAGAATTGAAAGCCGCCGTTGCGTCCGTTATTAAGACGAACGGCAACCAAGAGATTACGGGTCAAGTACTGCAAAACACGTTGACAACGTTAATTAGTCAAGTTGGGGCAAATGCGACGTTTGCCGGGATTGCAACCCCGGAAACCGCACCCGGAACGCCCGACCAAAACGTTTTTTATATCGCCGGGCAAAGTGGAGTTTACGCCAATTTTGGCGGGTATGAAGTAACCAAAAACGCCGTTGCGTTTAACAACGTGTCCGGCAATTGGGTTGCAACCGAGTTAAATTTATTAAGTAGTGATTTTGGGGATAGTGCGGTTTACGATATGGCATATAGTGGGTATTTACCCGTTGATTTAGGGCATTTATATTCTCATAATAGCGGGACGGGTCATTATGTTGCAAATAACCTTTGGGATGCCGTAACGTTGAGAATTTATAACCCAACGGGAAAATTGGAAGTTACGGGCGCAAATGTAGCTTTCTTTGTGTTCTTTGATGAACCCCGAATTAAAGATACATATTTGCAAAGTAATACAACCGGAATTATTCCGGCGGGCGCAAAACTTTGTGTTTTGGATATGCGTAAATCCGACAACCCCAACGGATATGCCAATTTAAGAATACGCCAATATGGAAGCGGAGCCGACAAAGGCGAATTATCACTTTTGAATGAAAGTGCATTGCAAGTTTTTAGCGATGTTTACGATATGGCGGTAAAGTTTGACGACGAAGATATTACGCCGGAAGCAATAACGGGGCAATATTTTAATCCCAACGTTCCGGGTATGGTAGTAAACGCAAATTATAAATGCTACAAATTGGACGTTTCCGGCTACGTTGGTAAGGTATTGCACGGATATACATACACATCCGGGACAATGTGGAGTTGTTCAATGACGGACGAAAATAACGTTGTTGTGGCAAGGTTTAATTATCGCATTACGGGCGATAGTCAACCCGGAATTGTTGAACGAATGTTTTATATTGGTAGCAACGTAAAGTATTTGTATGTTAATTGTGCATCTGGTTTTATGGATGCTTTCATAAAAACGACAAAAAAGGAATTAAACACCGATAAAGTAGATATTGCCCCGGTTAATATGAAGATGCGGGACGTTGCGACCTATATAGGGGAGCCGTTTTTAATTCCCAATCATTATGGCGAATTGTCCGGCGGTGCATCCGATAACGGTAACATTAAACCGTCGGGTAACTTTGATTTGGTGGTTATAAAATTGTTATCCGACAAACCAATTGTCGTGGAGGGCGCAACGTGTAAGTTTTATTTGTTCTATAATTCCGGCGACCTCAAAAATGAAACGTATTTAGGAGCGAATACGACCGGAGATTATATTGCAAGTGCAAAATATGCGGCATTGTTATTTGAAAAGACGCAAAATCCGAACGGCATAGATTACAATCAAATCCGTATCGTACAAGATGGAACGATTATAAAGATTGACGACGTTGTTAGAAAGACAGAATTAGAACCAATTGCGCAAACGAGCGATACGCCGGGACAATGGATTAATTCAACCGGGGGCGTTTCGACAAATGCAAACTTTCATTATACCCGTTTTGAGATAACCGATGTAATGGGCATATACTTGTTATCGTCCGGCGTCGGCGGTTCAACAACATTGTCTTTTGTGCATTATTACAATGCGGAAAATACATGGTTAGGGTCTGAATATGCGGTACGTACCCCGGCGGGCAGTTCGGAATATCTTACTGACCAACCGTTGACAATTCCAAAAAATACGTCTTACATATTAGTAAATGCTTCTATTTCTCTTATGCCAACATTGAAATTAAAATCCAAAGGCGATTATTTCGATTTTCAAACTACGCTT